TATCACCTCCAAGTGGTCCTTCTACTGCTGGTGATTTATGGTGGGAAAGTGATACAGGACATCTATATGTCTATTATAATGATGGTAATAGTGATCAGTGGGTATCAGTTTCACAAGGTCCTGCTGGATCTCCTGGTGGAGGTGGACTGTTTTCAATACCAAATTGGAATATGCCCTTCTAAATAATAAACAGGTAATTTAAAATTATGGCAGCAACAGTATATAACGGAGTATTACAGGGAACTGGAGCAGTTAACACTCAAGTTCTTTATACCAACAGTACTGGTAAAAATGTAAGGATAGTATTTAACTTTTTATCAACGGGAGATACTAATGTTCAACTGACATATTTTTATTTTGGTCCATCATCTAGTCCTCAACATCCTTCAGGACAAAATCTTGATACAATGATAGTTGGAGTTCCAAGGGATTCTAATTTTGGTAAATCTCTTGCATTTAACAAAACAGGTACTAGCACAGGACAAAATGCATATGGTACTCAAGCAGGATTTTTTCCTATGGAAATGGTGTTAGCTAATGGATCAAAAATTAGTGTAAATATTCCTGCACAAATAAATTCTAATAGCAATGCTATTTCATATAATTTTGTAGCGATAACGGAAGATTAATAATATGGCAGCATTCGATTTTCCAAATAGTCCATCCCTCAATGATACCCATACAGAAAATGGGGTAATTTGGAAGTGGAATGGATACGCTTGGGATCGAGTTCCAAGTAGTGGTCCGCAAGGTGCTCCTGGTCCTACAGGTCCTAGTGGTCCTACAGGTCCATCAGGTCCTACAGGTGGAGATGGTCCTCCAGGTCCAGGTGGTCCAGGTGGTGGCACAGGTCCAGCAGGTCCTCCAGGTCCTTCTGGTTCTGATGGTGCTGATGGAAATGATGGTGGAACAGGTACTCCAGGTCCAGCAGGTCCTCCAGGTCCTTCTGGAAATGATGGAAATGATGGAAATGATGGAAATGATGGTGGCACAGGTCCTACGGGACCAACAGGACCGACTGGACCAACTGGACCCACAGGTCCGACTGGTCCTACAGGTTCAAGAAATTTTAATATAACTTCTAATGGATCAAGTTCTTATAGTGTTGATGGTGTAAGTGGTAATCCAACAATAAGTTTACTGAGGGGATTAAGTTATACTTTTACTGTAAATGCAAATGGTCATCCATTTTGGATTAAAACATCTCAAAATACTGGAACTGGTAATGCATATAATACAGGGGTAACTAGTAACGGTACTCAATCAGGAACTATAACTTGGAATGTTGCATCTAATGCACCAAGTACTCTTTACTATATCTGCCAGTATCATGGTTCGATGGTAGGAACCATATCAATATCTGATTCTGGTCCTGCTGGTCCTGCTGGTCCTCCAGGTCCTACTGGTCCAACTGGTCCAACTGGTCCTTCGGGTGGAACTGGTCCTGCTGGTGCTGATGGAAATGATGGTGGAACTGGTCCTACTGGTCCTGCTGGTGCTGATTCTACAGTTCCAGGTCCTATTGGTCCTGATGGTCCTGCTGGTCCTGCTGGTTCTAATGGTTCCAACGGTCAAGATGGTTCCGATGGTGCTGATGGTGCTGATGGTGGTCCTGGTCCTGCTGGTCCTCCAGGTCCTACTGGTCCAACTGGTCCTTCAGGTGCAACAGGTCCTTATGATAAGATTATAGAAGGCAATACACTTGCAGAAGTAGTTGATAGTGGATCAAATGGATATTTAAAAGTTGAAATAGATGGCACAGAAGCTCTCCGTGTTCAAAATAATGGAGAAACACTTCTTAAAAGAACTGATACAAGTTTAGAAGGTGGACATCTTCAATTTGAGGATGTTACTGGTTCTCAATCATTTGCGGTTGATGTTTATGGAAATAATTCTGCAAATTCCGTAATTAGAGTTATTGATCAATTAACACAAACAGATAATGCAGGTACTCAAAGATTCTGTGTTAACCGATCTGGTGCTTTTGGAATAGGTCATGTTGGATCTGTTGATTATGGAAGCTCTGGTGAAGTATTAACTAGTGCAGGTTCTGGTACACCTCCTACATGGTCATCTGCAAGTGGTGGCGGTGGTGGTGATATTCCATCTGGAACTGTTATGTTGTTCTACCAAGGATCTGCTCCTACTGGATGGACTCAAGTAACAAACCAAAATAATAAAGCACTTAGAGTTGTAAGTGGAACTGGTGGTGGAACTGGTGGTAGTAATTCATTTACTAGTTCATTCTCTAATCAATCTTTAAGTGTTAGTGGATCTGGAAGTGCTAGTGGATCTACAAGTAGCAATAATAGTGGATCTGTAAGTATTAGTGGTAATTGTGGTGGTAGTCAATACATTTACGCTAGTACCAGTCAAGTAACATTAACAACTACTCAGATGCCAGCTCACCAACACTCCTATGATTCGGTTGTTGGTACTTCTGGTGGACAATATGGTCTTACTGATAGTTTAAATGCTGGTTCGTCAGGAACTCCTAGTGTCACATCTACTGGTGGAAATGGAGCTCACAATCACAACTTAGTTAATTATCTAATATCTGGTTCTAATTTCTCATTTAGTGGATCTGGTTCTCCTAGTGATCACAGTCATACTTTTAGTGATAGTAGTATTAGTGTTAGTAGTTCTGGTTCTCTTGACTTGCGTGTTCAATACCTTGATGTTATAATATGCTCAAAGGATTGATTTAATGAAACTTGAACGTGGAAATTATTGTCCTTTAATTAAAAAGGATTGTATTGGACTGCAATGTACTTGGTATACTCAAGTACGTGGAATGAATCCCCAAACTGGAGAAGAAACTGATGAGTGGGGATGTGCAGTTGGTTGGTTGCCTATGTTAATGATTGAAAATTCTCAAATGCAAAGGCAAACTAGTTCTGCTATTGAATCTTTCAGAAATGAATCTGTAAAATCAACTTTACAAGCACAAGAGATATATAAGGAAGAATTGAAACTTAAAGCATTAGATAAATTACAAAAACCTAGAAAAACTTTAAATGTAACAGAAGAATGAAATTAACAGTTGTTCCATCTGATAAAACAATAATTATTGATACTGAAGGAGTGGTATGTAGTAATGTTGATCTTTCTTGGATTCCTACAGATGTTCATGCGATGCATTGGGATAGTTCAACAAATAAAGGTCACGTTGAATATAAAGATGATGCTGTAGATGGAGATGGAAATAAAAAATGGGGTGATGAAATTACTGCAATAGGTATTTGGCAGCAAGCAGTAACAGATCACGCTAATGAAAAAACTGCTCAAGCAAATGCAAAAGAAGCAGCAAGAAATCATTTAGGAGAAGTGAAACGATATAGAGATATTATGCTTTATAATAGTGATTGGACTCAAGGTAATGATTCTCCACTAAGTTCTAGTAAGAAAACTGAGTGGGCAACATATCGTCAGGCATTAAGAGATGTTCCAGCAACCATAGCAGCAGATAGTGGTTTAACTGCAAAGGCGATGGCAGATGACTTCACACATTCCAGTTGGCCGACAAAACCCTCATAGTATGCTATAATAATTAAACTAGATGGACAACTAGATGAATGATCTGATACAAGTAATTAAAGTTCTTAATGGTACTGATCTTAAAAAGGTAAATCAATATGTCGATACTTTAGATTTTCAGGATAATACTGTTTTTGGTAAAGTTGGTGAAGATTCAAAAACAAATACTGATATTCGATCTAGCACTGGTGTATCTCTAGATGATGCACATGAAATAACTAATGTTATTCATACCAGTATGAATAATGGATTGGATGAATATAAGAGAAGAGTGCAAAAGATTCATCCGAATTTTAGTTATTATCCTGTACCTGGTGCTGTAGGAACTAAATCTTGGAGAGAAGGAATACAGATATTAGATTATAAAAAGGGACAAGAATATAAGTTTCATCACGATGCAGCAACAGAACCTAGATTAGGTGAGTATCATAGAAAGATTTCTGTTATATTATATTTAAAGGAAGCAACTAAAGGTGGTGGGACTGCATTCTCCCATCTATCAGTAAAACCAAAACCAGGTTATGCTCTTATATTTCCATCTAATTGGTGCTATCCTCACGCAGGTGAACCTGTAAGTGCAGGTAAAAAAAGGGTTGCGGTTACGTGGTATTACGTTGAGAATATATAGGTATTATACGATATATTTAATTATGAACTCTGAAGAAGAAAGTGTACAAGACA